TTTTTTGGTTATCAAGTAATGGTTTAATATCAACATCACAGTTAAAAGATAAAGAATATGATTGGTTACCCTCTTTTACAGAAGATCTTTCAACACCATTTGGTGTTAATACTGATTTTTCAAGTTTACTTTTTGAATTAAAATTTGTTTGGTCGAAACCTGCTTTTGTTATAATTGCACATTCACTACTTGTTAAAACTTTAAGTCTTCTTACATAATATTCAGATCTTGTTTCTGTTGGGTTTGATTTATTTATTATTCTTTTAAAAGTTCCGATTGTTCCAGTTTGGAATGTAGTTCCGGTGTATCCAATATTTGTAATACCAAAAATATAAAGTTCACTATCATATCCAGGTGTTCCTAAACTATTAACTTGGAATATAGTTTCGTTTCCATATGGAAAAGATAATTCAACGAATTCACCGTCTAATAATCCATGTTCCATTGGACATTTAAAATTTATAAAATCACCATTAAGATCACTACCCTCTAGAATATAAAATGGTATACCGTCCATTGCTGTCCAAGACCAAGATGCCAAAGTTTCCGGGTCAATTGAGTATAGTGGTTTAAAATAATCATTATCAAATGGATATGTAATGTAGTGAGACCAGTTATATGTTGAGGCGCTCTTATTTATAAAATTAATGTGGTTATTTGGTGGTGTTGTATATCCTGGAACATTATTGTCAACTCTTACAAAATCAAACTCAAAATACTGTGGATAACCTTCCCATGGTGTGTTTGGTAATGTTATTGTACTTACAGCGTTATTAACCGCATTTGTATAGTAAAGATTATTTTTAAATGGTTCATATGTTGTAGAACCTGTATATTCATTTTTAAAAATTAAAGAATATTTACATATTGGTCTAAATATTGTTGCTTCCTGTCTTTCATCATCAAAAACAGTTTCTAAATTAAGATCAACATTCCTATCAAACTCAACAATTTCTTTTGTTGTTTGTTCCAATGGTATATTTGCAAACACACCCTGGTCTTGAGATGATTTATATCTCAAACTACCTAAAACTACTTTTGTTGATTCATCAATTCCCATTATTCTTCCGCAGTTTCTATATATATTTTTATAAATCTATTTAATGCTGTTTTACCATTTTTTAAACCAAAATAAAAATGATTAGGACCACCAACTAAAAACGGAGTTGTTGTTCCACCATTTGGTTCTGGTTGTGGTGGTGTATTAAAATTATACGCTCCATTAAAATTTGTTATAAATCCAAAATTTATATTTGGTGCCGAAGAAAATGGTGTTGTAAAATAATCACCAGAACTTGCGTCAAAATTTTGATATTTTCTCTTATAGAATGGTGCTGTTGTGTACCAATTATTATCTTCATTTCCAAATATACTTGAGCTAGAATTTAATATCCATTTGTAGTTTGGTACCTCTTGTGTTGATGAATACCCATAATAATCTTGTAAAAGAGGTGAGATGTTATATATTGTAACACCAGGACTCAATCCTCTTCTATTTTTATATTGTTCTTCATTAAGATCATAGAAAATACCAAAAACCGGTTTTCCTGGTGTATCTTCACCAAGATATATTTGTCCGTCTGGGTAATTACCACTAATAAATGGATTTATTTCATATTCAGAATTTATTGAAAATGATTGGGCAAAATCACCATCAATTCTATCACCAGTTCTTGAAAAGAATTGTCCGACTGAAGCGTCACCAGTACTTAACAATTGTTGTGACCAAGTTGAGTTTAATAATCTTGATATTACACCTAATTGTAGTAAATCTGAATTATCATTATATGATGTGCTTTTTAATGTATTTACAAGATATTCACCTGAAAAATTTGGGTTTGCACAAATTTCAGCGATAAACTCATCTCTATTTCCTAGATCCATAATTGTTGTTGGAAAAAGTATTTGAGTTGTATTTTGTGATGGGTCAGAAGGTGGTGCTGGTAATAAACCTGGTAATGCTGAAGTTGGTGGTGGTGGAGTTGCACCAATAAAATCAGTTCCATCCCAGGGTGAACTTCTGTAATAGAAATTATTACTTAAATCATTAAATATTACAATATCATTACAATATTGGTAATTTGTGACTTGTCCTGTTATATTAAAAATTGTCCCTTTATTAAATGATGGCATATATAACACACCATTTATCCAGTTATTTTGAAACATGTGACTAAATACACCACGGCATGCGGCAAAATTTATTCTAAACCTTGCGGACCATTCTAAAAATAATTTAATATCGTCGTCAATATTTGCAATATATGGCTTGTTTAAAAGATAATAACAACCTCCTTGGACTTTATCAGATGTTAAACAATTTTGATCAACACCAAAATTAACACCAGAACCGGTATAACACTTTAATTCAACAAGTCCAGTACAACTTAAAGATTCAACAATTGATGTTCCAACAGAACCGGTATAATCTAAATCTTGAGATGTTCCGGTTGAGTCTGGACTAGTTGATGTTACTGAAAGTGATGTGTCTAAAATACCCCCATCTGGAATTTTATAAATTGTAAAACCATTGTTTTGATGTAGTGCAAAACTAGTATTTGTGTTACCAACAGATCCTTCTGTAGATGTTGATGTTGGTAATCTATCACTTCTCATTACAATACCTTGTGGGTTGTTAAAATTAACACCTGGTAAAGTATAAGTGTGGTATGCTGGTGAATAAACCCACCAATATACTGGATTATTATTAAATGCGGCAACAGGACCTGGTATAAACTGATCGTCTCTTAATGTATTGCTTAATAAAAATGAACCACCACCAATGTAATAAGATTGTGTTGCTGTAATTAAAGTACCTCCAGCAGTATTTGCAGGTCCTGATGAATTAGTGTATTGATCTCCTTGTAAACCATTTGGGTTTGATAGTGAATTACCTAATGGTAACATTAAGCTATTTACATTACTCGGACCAAAAGATGCTGACAAATTTAATCTATTTGTTCCGGCACTAACAACTGAACCTAAATTAGGTAAGGATCCGACAGGACTATACATTCCTGGTAATCCTGAATTATTATTATCTGTTGACAAATAGTAATATGGAAATTGTGATGTTATATTTTGGTATTGTCCAAATAAAGTAGTATCCGGTGTAAATGTAAAAGATGGGTGAAACAATTTTCTATCTGTTGGTGAAGATATTGGGGTATTATCGGTTGTATTGTGTTCTATTGGTTTCAAACCATTAGAATATCCTCTAATTGGGTAATTTAATTTAAATTTACCCGAAACTTGGACTTGGTTATGGTTTGGATAACCAAATAACCTACCTAAACCGTATGTTGTGTCTTGTCTATCGGTATATGGGTCAACACCTCTTACTAAAACCATTATTGTTAAATCATTCCATTTTTCACATTGTGTACCCAAAGCCAACCAGCTTTGACTGTAATCGACATTACCGGTAAATTCTTCATATGTATATCTTATTCTATGATATAGATATTCTGCGGGAAACGCTCCTTGGGTTGAGAAATCTGGACTTTCATTTAAAAATTGTTGTACTGTCATTCCAGTCACAACTTGGAAGTATTCAGCGTCTGCAATAAATTTATAATTTGTTTTTGTATTTCCAGTTTGTATTATAGGTATTGTAACTGATAAATTTGATAATCCTGTTGGGTCTGTTGGGTCCGCATAATATAATGTTGTAGATAATGTTAGACCAGTTGTTGTTGTACCAGTAATTGACGATGTTCCAAATTCATTCGTAACTGTTCCACCAGTGGTATCTGTAAGACCTGTTAACCTTATTAAATCTGTTGATAGTGCTGGATTTTGAAATGTTAATAGGTCTCCTGACTGGAATTGCGATGACATGCCAGCGTCACCAAATAAAATAATTACTTGATCTTTGAAATCTAATGAACCATTAACACTTGTTGTTATTTGGTTAATGTCTCCAGAATTATCAAAATATTTATCTCTTAAATTAAATGAATTTAACTTTTGTGCCCAAGGTTCTGTAACCGGATACCCGTATTCATCATTACCACCATTACAGCTAGAATCCCTAGTTATAAAAGATCTTGATCCTCTTCTCCATGAAACAACAGGGTCGTCAACACCAGAAAACATTTGGTTGTAGTGATTTGTTGCATCTAAAATTATTGATGTACCACACTCATCCTCATATAGTTTATTTAAATATGGATTTCTATTATAATTATCAGTACTTCTACCACATTGATAACTTGTTGATGAACTTACATTTGCAAGTGGTGAGAAATTTGATTCGCCGGTACCTGACGCAAAATTTTCAACCTCATCAAAATCGGCTGGCCTATCTTCACAAGGACAAGCATCACAATCCGGATAAGAAATCATTGGTAGCGCTATTTTTGAAAACCCTTTTTTTGCTATTAATCTTGGGGCAATTCTTGCTAAGAAAAATATTAATATGGCTGTATATGCGGCCATCGCAAAAATATTACCAAGTAACTGACCTAAAGCAAATGGTGTTGCACCAGCAATATTACTTGCTGCTTGTATTATTAAGTAAAGTAATAAAGCAGGAATAAATATTACAATTAACCACTTAAATATTGGCCATATTGCGGCAATAAAATGTGCTAATGTTATTAATATTATTAATGGAAATTTTAATACAAATAATAATATACTTACAACAAATTCAATAAAATCAAAATTTCTTTGTAAATCATTTACTGGAAACTTATTGTTTTCACTTTGACATGCTCTATTTGTTATTTCCTTTATTCCAAGATGTCTTGATCTTCCTTTACCGTTTTTATATCTATCAATAAATGAACTTACAGTATAAACTTTATTGTAGTTAAATTGATAAAATGTATCATCACAATTAATAGCGGATTGTTTATCAACATAATCATCCCAGTCTAAACTAAAAGAGTATGACCTTAAAACATCAAAATAATCTTGTGGAAATATTGTATAGTTGATTGTTTGTGGTTGTGTGTCGTCAATAGGATTTGATACAATTTGTAAAATATCACCAACAGAAACTGGAATAACAGATGGATCACCATAATAAGGTGTTCCGTTAATTACAACAGAATAATTTTGTGAATTAACACTATCTTCAAATAATATACCACCAGTTTGTGTTATTGTTGTTGTTCCGGTTAAAACACCAACCGGTATTGTTATAACTATAGGTGATGTTGATGTAGGGTCAAAAGGATCGGTACTTGATGATGTCCACCCATGTTCTTTAATATTTGGAACCAAAAAGTTTCCTCTTAAAAAGTCATTTTGTAATCCTTTTTCATTTTGCCACTTAACTTTAAATCTATATTTTCCCTTTGTAGGTATTCCTTTTGTTGGGTCATTTGAAATAACCTGTTGTCCAAATTCATTTGTTACAACATAATCAAGGTTCATTGGAACATTAATTAACCAAGTTCCATTGTCGTCAATTACCTTACCGTCTTCCTCTAATTTAAATTGTTCCAATACTGGATCTCCATTATCATCTGGAAATATTGTTTGTCTAATAGCCAAAATTTGTCCAGGTCCGGCAACTAAATCACACATATTACCTGTATCATTTTTTGGTTTACAATTCCTTTTTACAGAATCTTCATTTGTTGTTGAGACAAGTGACCCCATAAAAATTGCTGTTGGTTCTATTTTGATGTTTGCTTCCGCCGTTAAATCAAAATCCATTCTTGTAATACCAAACTGACAAATGTCTTCATCACCCCAAAATGGTGATATTTCGGCAATTTTATTTAAAGTTTTTATTTGTGGTAATTCATTTAAATTTGTTGATGTTTTAAATTTATTACCATCTAATTGTGATGGTGTTGCTAAACCTGCTTGTATTAAATCTTGTGGTGATAATGAAAAACAACCAATATCTGATAAATCAAGATCCATCACAATTGTTTGAGTACCAGTTGGTACACCAAAAATCATATAATCTCCACTTTCGTTTGTCTTTACGGTGTATTTGTAATATTTGTCATACACTTCAATATAGGATTGTTCCAATAATACCTCGTCCCTTGTTGGAAATGTGCCGGTTGCTGAATGAGTTGAGTAAGATGGTTCTTTTGGTAAAAGATTATATCTAAACCCGTCTTCACTAATGTCAGATAAAGTTTTATATGGATATAATTCAGAAATTATTGGATTTTGTTCGTCTTCTTCTGATAAAGGTATAAAAACCGAAACTTTAGCGTTAGGTACACCAAAACCACCATTAACCAAAACCCTACCAACTATTACACCATAATCAGAACAAATTCTTGTATATATGTCAGCTTCATTTATCTTTAGTGATAAAATTTCTAACTGATCAAAATCTTGGTCTAATTTTACATTTATATATTTATCCTGACCAATTTCAGTTTTTATTCTATATGATTTTGGCATTAAATTTGCGTTTTTTGATAAATAGTTTATTTCCTATTTTCAAAAAATAATCTTAAAAACGAATAAATAAATTATTATGAAAAATTAACCGTTTTTAAATTGATTACCCTAACATTAATATCTTTGTTTGGGTATCTAACTTGATATATTTGTGTTGGTTCTGCGAATATAGTATCATTGATTAATTCTATTTGTTTTGTTGTAGGGTCTGAATATCTTTGTGATGTTTGATAAGAAGAGTATTGTCCTCCGACTTTATTAAAAAATCTAATGTCAGATATACTAACAACACCATTTTCATTCTGAATAATCCTTCTTAATTCAGAAACATTGACATTCTGTCCAAGTTGTCTTGATGCCGGACTAAAGAAGGTTGTAACAATGTTTATTAGTTTAGAGACGATTGCTCCAGAATTTTGTGTTGCGTCTAAAACAACATCTAAATCAATAGACAAATCAATTGGGTTTGCACTTTCAATAGAAATATAGTCATTTATCATCCTATAGTTTGATAAGTAATTTGCAACATTATTTTTTAATGTGTTTGATATTGTATCTGTTAAATTACCACTAGCATCATATGATAACATTTTTATTTTTATTTTATTATTTTCTTCGGTTATTGATACTTTAGCTGGTGCTCCAAATTGTGACGGCATTGTCCTTATTAACGAATCGTAGTCATTAATTGTTACCGCCCTATTTTGTGCGGCAAAATTAAATGAAACCATTTGTCTGACATCTTCTGTTGTTGGTGGATTTGCACCTCCAATTGCTGCTGTAACATTATTACATCTTAAAGTATTAATCACATTTTTATTCACACTTTCTGATGGTCCGTTTACAAAAAATGATACAGTACCTATTTGTGTTATAACATTTGCACCAAGATTTGATGCTTGACCACCACCTATTCTATATTGAATGAATAGTGTTGAGTTTGATTTTAGTGCGGCACCTAATGCTAAATTATTTGAATACTTATTTAAATCAAATGAATTTCCAGTTCTTGCAAATTCTCTCAATTGTTCCTCAGCTGAAACATTACCACCACCAAATGTCATTTTTAAATAACCTTCTGGTGTATATTCTGAAATAAATTTTGTATTTGTTGTTATATATCTTCCAACTTTTATGCCTGGTTGATCTGATACTTTTGTTGGGTCTTCAATAAAAACTCTGTCTTCAGCCAAAGCTTTAACTTCAAACCATCTGTTTTCAAGACCCAAAAATTCTTGTGGTTCTGGAATTGTGTTGTATTGTGTACCATCTTTTAATATAACACTGGAAATACCTAAAACATTTTTTTCAGGTAAAAATAGTTCAAAATATGGTTTAACATCGTTTGGTGTTATAACTCTTTTAAAAACTTTTGTTGTCCCGTTAACAACAACTTCTCTTTTTGTAATTGTATAATTTAACAATCTACCATTCGCATCAAAGTTTGGGACTTTCAATCTATTTGGTGAACCTTCGGCATTTATCGGTGACGCAAAATCAATATCATATACAGTTTCAAATGGTTGTCCAGCACCAGATACTTGTGATCCTCTTCTTAAAATACCACAATACCTTAAATCTTCTCTATCACCAAAGGCTGGAACAGTTATTGAAAAATCGACAAGTGTTACTGATGGTCTTTGTCCCGGTATTTTAAGGCCATATGTTCTTGCTATATTATATATTGATGATTTTTGTTGTGCGTATTGTAAAACAGTTTCTTGTATACTTCTATCTATTTGGAAATGTAAGTTGTCTGTTACAGCCGCATTTAAATCCATTAGAACGGAAAAAACTCCAGCATCATTAAAATTTTGAATAAGGTCCGGATAATAGGTTCTTGTAAAGTTTATTAATTCAGTTCTTAATCCCTGGAAATCTCTTGTTGTGTATGATATTTTTTTCTCTGCCATACTATTAAATATTGATGATTACAAAATCACTACTTTCTAAAGCTTGATTTGTAACTCTATAATTTATTTTTACCCTTGCGGTATGTTCTTTTTCACCAATTCCCTGAACCGTAAACTCCCTTTCACCTTGTGAATTTATAAATGTACCTTTATTTTCTTCACCTTCAGAAGCGTCTTTAATTTCAATATTAGTTATTAGTAAATTTGGTAAATATTTTTCAACACTATCTCTTATTTCCGATTCAATATCTGAAAATGTTGGTCCATCCAATGGTTCAAAAATATATTCATATAATCTTGTACCAAAATCTGGTAAAAAATAACGTGAACCTCTCCTTGTTAAAATTAAATGAATTAAATCTGTCCTAACCTCCTCATCTGTAGTATCTGAAGTGTCCAAATATCTACCTGTGAAAGATTCTCTAAAAGGAAAATTTATTCCATATGTAACCCCATTTGCCATATCAAATAAATATAAGGGTTGGTTATTTTATATAAATAAAAAACCCTCCTTTGTTTTATTTTGGGGAGGGTTGGTTATTTTATTTAAATATTTTTATGTTGTTTGTGGTTGTGTTGAAAATGCCACATTACAAGCATTATTAAGAAAGGTAGATAGTTCACCTTTTTTTGGTTCGATTACACCGCCATATGATGATGTGGTGTCTTCTTTATTTGTTTTTAAATCTATATAACTTGTTGGGTTTAATTTATCTGGTGTATTGACCGCCAAAGAAAAACCACCTTTTTTATTTGGTTGACATTGAATAATGTATCTTGCTTTTAACCCTGTTTGACTATCAAAATTAGCGTCCACTTTAAGTAATTTTTTGTTCGCATCTCTAACTGTAACTGAAGTTGTAATAACTTTTTGGTTTAATGATGGAATCGTGGCTACCGTCTGTGTTGTTGCAAAATTGTGTATTTTTTCTTGTGCTGTTCCACCACCACCAACCGCTTGAGGTTGAGTTGTTGTTCCAGCTTGAGGCTGAGTTGTTGGTTGTTCAACTAAATATTGTTTTTTTGTTGCATTTTTGTGCATTTCAAGTATTCTTGATTTTTCGTCTTCTGATATAATCATTCTATTCATAATATTTTTTTTATTATAAATATATGTTCAAAAAAAAATCACCGATTTCTCAGTGATTCTTTTAAGTTTGTATTACCTTTTTCGTAAAGTGGCTCGTATGGGCAATGACGACAATTTGAACCACAACATTTTCTTCGTTTTATATGAAATGATTCAGTCATAACAATATTCCCAAATTTATCCTTATAAAAGTCAGGTTCAGGAGATTTTTTTGTTGTCTCCTGAACGTATAACTGTTGTATCCAATCTTTTGATGCGTTTACTGTCATTTTAATTTTGTTTTCTCAAGTTATAGAACGCTAACAATACTTGATATGTTAGTGTTACATCATTTCCCCAAGTTACTTTCATAACATTAAATAATCTCGCAAGATCCGTTCGCACAAGCCAATTCTCCACTCAAATTAGTATTGTCCTGTAATTCAATTACTTTTGTAAGATCAACATTTGTTAATGTTTTAAGTAATCTTTCATATTCTTCCTTACTACAATCCTCATAAGGAGCCTGTTTGTAAGTATGGTTAGAATAGGGTAGTACTGACAATCCGTTATAGAATTTTCTTGACTTCCACATCCAATCACCAACTAAATCCCACTCATCTTCTTTGATTGAAACTGTAGCAGATACATTGTGTGTGTTTTGTCCGGTTCTATGTCCGTTTCTAACCCATTCTTGAGATACCTTTTTAACTCTTTCCAACATTTGGAATACTGATTCGTAACGTAAGATTGATCCTTCTGGTGCTTTTTGTGGTATTGTAATTACCGCGGTGTCGTGTGGACGGAAATATTCATCTTCAACTAATTCTGGGTGGTTGATTGCAAGATATGTATAAATTGCTTCATTTTTCCCAACACGGATTCTTCTTAAATAATAAT